GATATTGACTACATTCACATTTTCTTAACCCGTTGATTTGTAAGAAAATATGCCTTGAGGTCATATCTTCTTAAAGAGGGGGTGGTGCCCGAGGCCGGGACCTAATCTTCCCTTGAAACCCGCATAAATAAAGGTTCTAGGCTTTATGAAGGGCGCCGCATGCCCTGTAACATGCCCCCAAAATACTTCCCTGATAATTTCCGATTTGTTCGGGGAATATTCATTTAAGTCCCCATTAATTTAAGCCATGATAATTTTATATCAATTGGCTAATTCTAATAGTTTTTACATGGCGAGGGTCTTATAGATTCCTTTGTGAGCGCTGCAGGGCGCGCGACATCTGCGCAGTGATTTGACTATCCGATGCGCGGAAAGAGTTGGCGTCCGGCGTGTTGATCGTCATGTAGACGACATTGCCGCCGTTGGATTGTTTAGCTAGCGCACGATTGGGAGTAATGGAGCCACCAGAAGCGCCCAATTTCAAGACTTCAGGCCCATGCTCACCAACTAGATAGCTTGCGTTCGCATCCACAGGGCCGCCAAGCGCACGGCGCCCACGGATCATGTCACCCGTCGCCGATAGCACAGAATCCCCGCTGGTGATGCCCTCGCCGGTTCCACCACCAAAGAATGATCCTGCAAAACTACCGACAAGAGATTCAATCAATCCGCCACCACCACTGCCGCCGCCAAATAATTTTGCAGCAAGCTCTTTCGCAACAATCTGGTCGATGCTAGCCGCAATATTTTTCGCCATGTCTTTAAAAGCTTGAGAAATGGATTTTGTGCCGCTGGTTACATCGGTAATGAATGAGGCAAATGCGCCTTCGGCAACGTCAGTAAAGACCTTGTCAAGTTGATGTGCAGAGGCTGTTAGCTCGTCAACCTTGAGCCGATAGGCTTCGGCCTTGGCTTTCATATCAGCATTGAATGGCGACGCAGCAGAAAGTGCCTCATATTTGTCAGCCAGGTCCGAAAGACTTGCCGAAAGCTGTTTGCGCGCCGCATCGCTAGCCGCCAATGCCTCCAGATCGGTCTTCGATCCCTCAGTACGCTCCAACGTAATGCGGCCTTCGATTGTCGCCAAATTTTGGTCGAGCAATGCAGCTTCGTCCAGCAATTGATTGTAGTCAGCCTGTTTTTTGCGCGCATCACCCAATTGATCGGCTATCGCAGGGTCAACGCCGGCTTGTATTGCGAGTCTTCTTGTATCGTTGATACTCGCATCAATCCGAACGCGAGCTGCAGCATCTTTATTTCCGGCTAGATCCAGCAATTCAGCGTTAATGCTTTCCAGTTGCTTGTGATATTGTTCTGCCGCCTGCTTCTCAGACACGTCGTTTAAGACCGCTTTTTGCTGCGAGTCTTGAACCAATTTTGTACGCTTGGCGATAATTTCGTTGATCTTGTTTTCAGCGTCAGCCCGATCCGTCTTTTTATCAGCTTTTGCCTGATAGGCGCGCAGAGCATCGATCTCTTGGTCATACGTCGATACGGCGTCCTGCAGATATTTCTGGTCTGCCTCGCGTTTTTCATCATAGAACGTCTTGAGGCTGATGACGCCCTCGTTGTAGATGGCGCTCAGATAGTTTGATTGGAAATCCATTGCATCGCGCTCAAGGCCCAGGCTTTTTTCCAAATCCTTCAATTTACCTTCGAGAATTTTGCGCGTTGGATCATCGACGTTGGACGCGCCGCCCTTTCCCGGAATAAGAGGGGCGTGCGGTTTAGTCTTTTTGTCGGCCGCTTGCGAATCCAAAATATCATTTGATTGCGTCGGCTTGTTGAGAATGCTGGCCTCGAAGACATCGATCTCCACTCTGGCTTGCTTAGCGTCTTCCTTCATCGCATCGCCGATGGCGGAAAAGCCTTTGAAATCGAAATGCGCCAATGCATTCAATTGCGCGGCCATGCCGCCTATTTCTGTACCTATGCCCTTAAAGACATAGGCGACATTAGCCCCCACAACAACGATAGTTTGGAATATGGTATTGAGAGCGGTAGCCGCGGTTTCGAAAAGAGAAGAATTTTCTTTGGAGCGCAACAGCTCGTCGGCTAGAACCTGCAGCGTCGGCAAAAGTTCCGCAGATAATGTCCTGCCAAATGCGCCGCTCAATAAATTGAGATTGGCAAGTGTGTCATTGAATTCGACCGAGGCTAGCGCAACTTCCGATGTCACACCGGAAAAGCGCTTGTAATAATCAATATTTTCCAACAGCGACGCGCCGCCCTTATCCAGCAATGGAATAATGTCAGCGCCAGCCTTGCCGAATAGGCGCAAAGCAATCGCGACTTTTTCAGGTCCATCGGCATATCCCGCGAATTTCGTGGAAATCTCGGCCATCACGGTATCGGCGGTTTTCAACTGGCCCGTCGAATCACGAACACCGATGCCGAGGGCAGAGAAGGCGACGCCAATTTCTTTATTACCGCCTGCGGCTTCGGCGATCGATTTATTAAGCTTACCCGCAGCCGCAACGACGCTTTCCAGATTTCCGCCGGCCTTGGTGGCAGCAAACCCCAGGCCGCCTAACGTTTCCACTGCAATGCCGGTTTTTTCAGACAAATGCTGCAACTGATCGGCAGCTTCAATCGCTCCCAACACCGTCTCTTTAAGTCCTCGCGCAAACTCTTCGACAGCGCCGATTGCCAATGCGCCGATAAACGTCTTCTCCAGAGTGGAGAATGCAGATTCTATTGAGTGTGCCGTGCTTGTAGAGGCCTTATTGACCTGATTGAGCGCATCTAATACCTGCGCGAATTTCGCTTCTATATCGATTTGTAAGGCGGGCAAAATATTTCCTCAAATTTGATTAGGAGAGTCGCTTGCCATTGTTGGCGAACTTGTTCCCTGATTTTTCGGCGCCGACTGGCTTCACCTTGCCTTGTGCGATCGGCGTCAAACCGAAATCGTTATTCATGGCGCGATACTGTGCCAACATATGCCCCGAAGGAGTCTCGCCAGCGGCCAAGAGCTGTACCAATTTGCCATGCATCGCGCACAAGTGGCCGAGCGCTGACAGACCGCCTTCAGTCAATAATTTATTTGCGGTCAAGATCGCAGCAAGCCGATTCCATTCTTTAATAGCGTGTGCATTCGGCAGCCAGTCGGGCGCCTCCGGCACTTCGCTAACGGTAGGTAAGCTCATTGCTGCGGGAACGTCGCGGCACGGCTGCTTGGTACCGGAGATGACTTTCAGTTGAGTTGGCTTTCTGGCTGTCATGACAATCCTTAAACTGGTTTTTGGTTACTGCACGTGCAAAAATTTGACCTAGGGCACGGTCTTCTCGCTTGCTGCCACAGAGATTAGACCCGCCCCACCTACCATATACTTGCGACAAGTCTTGGCTTTTGAAGTTGCCGGTCGCGCATCAAGGAGTAGATGCCACCGGCGCTCATGGTTATTTATGTCGACCGTACTCATGAGTGATCGGTCGGCAACAACGCGCTTGCGCGCCACGGTTGCCACGTGAAGAATCGTTCGTTATGCGAATTTCAATACCTTAATTGCTTCCGAATTCTGAAGAATCCCGCCGACGCGCTTAGTGGCGTAGAACAGTACGTTTGGTTTCGATGAGAAGGGGTCGCGCAGTATGCGAGTACCGATGCGGTCAACGATCAGATAGCCGCGCTGGAAATTGCCGAATGCAACAGACAGACTATTGGCGCCCAATGCAGGCATGTCTTCCGCTTCAGTGACTGGATAACCGAGAATTGTGTCTGGCACGCCTGGCTGAGTTGAGTAGCTGAACACATAGCGGCCTTGGTAATCCTTGAATGCCATGATCTTAAACAGCGTGGCTTTGTTCACCACCCAGCACGCGCCTTTTCGGTATTCTGCCTTCAGCTTGCTTACCAATGCGTACAGGTCATCGACAGGGTTGACGGTGGATGTCAACGCTTTGAAGTCGCCCGACACGCCGGTTGCGACGTGTTCTAACGTGCCAAAGACGCGCGAGCCATCCGCTGTTGCTGCGGTAGGTCCGGAAAGGAAGCCCTTTGGCTGAACAATGCCAGTGCCGGAAATGAACGCTTGACCTTCGGCGCGCGCGAACTCGGTTGCTGCTTCGCTGGCAAGCCATTGTTCCGCATTAAACTGGGAATCATCCAGCATTTGCTGGGTACTCGATAGGTTGGCGTAGATCTCGCCGATTGGAGGCGCCAGGTCTGCGAGTTGCGGCGTGTTGGTTGTTGGACGTGCGGCGGTTTCACCGACCCAGCCGGAGGAAGTGCCGCGCAGATTGACCAGTTTATGGAAGTCTGACGTACTAATTTGCACGACAGAACTGATCGCGCGAATTGGCGAGATATTGACAGCCAACGACTCAATCATAGAATCGATGACCTTGGGTACAGCAAACCCCCCGTCAGTCCCACTGCCAACGCTGAGAGCCTTTTGCTGCATATCGCCAAGGCCCTGCGTCTCGCCTTTGGTCAAAAATTTGCGGAATGCTGCTTTGTGCTCAGTGGCCTCTACAGATAGATCCTCACTACCGCGACCAAGGTGCGGCCGGCGGCTCTTTGCTTCACTTGTTTCGATCGCGTCGAGGCGCTGGCCAATGTTGCGCTGGAAGTGCTCAAACGCTTTGTTGCTTGCTTCGAGTGCTGAAACGATTTCTGTTAATGACGACATGGTGGGTCCTGGTGGCTGTGCCGATTGCACTTGCGCCACTGTCTGGCTCACCGCCCTGATTAAGGCCTATCCGGGATTAGGCTTATTTTTGAAGCTTGATAAATAATTTTCTAGAGTCTTAAAGGTGCACTCTTTACGGCCTTCTTTTGGATGAAAGTACGTTAAAAATAGAAATTTCCTTTTGACGATTTCGATAGGGCTGCCAGGCTCCAGAATGGAATTTTCCAGCCGATCGATGAAACGTTCGAACGTCACGTCGCCATGCATATCTTCGAAGACTTGTTGAAGGTAGCAGCGGAGGAAGCCGGGGCGGCGGCCTACATGCTGCGCTTTTATCGCAACACCAAGTCGCACGATACCAAGCAATTTCTCCAGGTCTTCAGCATCGTGAACATAGAGTGACAAACAGCCCGTGGCCGTGCAATGGTTTTTGCTGAACAAGTCAATGCCCTCTCATAGGCCGGGCATCGCATGAGCAGATCACGACTTGCTCGTCACCGATATTCACCACAACGCGCGCCTCTCCAATTCCAGATGCGGAAATGGTCGCAATAACCGAGAGAGTCGCACCGGCCGCCACCTTACTGGACACGGCAGTGTATGCCGCTGGATCGTCCGCTTTCAGGCTAAGCAATCCAGCCGCCAACAGCTCGCTACTGGCTTCGAAGTATTTTCTTGATGTGCTTTCACTAATCGACATTTTAATTCCTTGTTAGTTGCTAAAAAGATCATTAATTGTTTGCCTAGCTCGCTTTACTCAATTCGGCCACTTGTACTTCTTTGCCCCTTTTAAGCCATAGAATTAACAACAAACCCCAACGAATACAAAACACACAGATGGCTACTTCTAAACCATGTCCAGAAACTGGACCGATTAAAAAATAGGCTCTCTCCTATGGACAGAGGTGCAGTTTCTGGACCGATAGACATCACGGAAGAGCTTCCATCGGTCCATTTTCTGGACCTCCTGTGGCCGTTTTGGGAGGGTATCGGTCCATTTTCTGGACCTCAGATATTTTTTTCGGAACAACTGGAGCTGCCGTTACCAATTTGAAAAAATTAAGATAAGGAAAAGATCTAGGATCGATATCCATCGATTTATCGTAATGGAGCGGCCACCAGGTAAAGGCGATCCATTCCGCCGTGCGCGGGGCGTGCCCCACTCGCGTGAGAACCACGCACGGATATTCCAGTAAAACCTTTTTTGCTGCCACGAGAGTTGTCTTGGACGACCATCCGCATTTTTTCATGGCGACAAAAGACGGAGACAGACGCCCGTTATTCTTGCCGGTGTATTGACCCATCAGATCTATGGCCAGTTTCACAGCATTAGGCGGCAATGCCTGCCACTCAGGAGACTGGATGACCGCTGTAGGCATCGCAATAAAGGAATAGGGGATAGACCCCTTGGTATAGTCACGTTTCCTCATCAGAGCGCTGTTTCAGGTGTTCGAGCCGCTTCTTTTGAATCATGCGACAGAAGCCCCGCAGCTTCGGATTGCCGGGACCGTCCGAACTCATGATTTCGATGATGGCATTTGCCAGTGCGTCCGGGGGTGAGCACTGGTGGGTTTCGCGAATAAATCGATCACCGTCAGCCTGGCCGCAGATGACCTGCATGATGAATGTGGTATTGGACATTGCCGCTCCCTTACTTGGGGATGCGGCTTTTGTTAATGCATGACTCCTGCCATTCGGCTATAGACGATTCCGTCCAAGCTACCGAGCGTTCTCCGATTTTGATCGGGGCAGGGAATACATTTTTGTTTATGTCGGCGTAAATGGCCGCTCTTGATTTCCCAGTCAGGGTAATGACTTCAGGGAGTTTGATTAATTTCCGAAGTACAGCCGACATCTCGCATCCTTTTGGTGGACGCAAAAGCCAGAAAACATATGATTACATGACCTCAAGGCGTCAAAAATGCTTGACGATGGAAGCTACCTACCTTTAGTCTATAACCTTGTCTGCTCAGACAAAACTTGTTTTAGGCCTCGCGTTTAAAACAATTTGCTTCAAATTAACGCCCCTTGGATTGCCGTCCTTGGGGCGTTTCCTCATTCATAGAACTAAGTTAGCTCTTGCTGAATCCACGAATATCTCGTGAACACTTCGGATTATAACTACACATTACTCGCACGCCGCTCCTAAAATGAAAACCGCGTGTGTGCCGGTATGCTGTTTAAGCAATCCTCCTTAAATCGGAAGCCACACCAGCCGAGCAGCAAACCCGCGCCGGTATGGCGTTGTTACTTGAACCAAATTGGATCAATTTTTGCTTCTAGAGGCTGCGCGGCCATGGCCGTCAAAAGCTCCGAATACTGTTTCGCAAGGGAGTACATAGACTCCCATTCAATCCACGCCCCAGTTACATCGTTTCCATTGGAGTGAAGAGCGTCTAGTAATGCGCCGATTGGAGAGTCGAATTTTTTATTGCAAAATATGTTGAGTGTTAGTTTCGAGCCCTCCGAAGCGCCGGGACAACACTCTTGGTTCAACAACTCTTTAGGGAAGTGGTATTTGCCTTTTTTCTGCGACCGCTGCGACTGCCTGGCTAGGCGATTTATAACTTCATCGGAATAAACAGCATTTGGCGATGCTTTGGCTTTCCGAGACGTTGCCGTATTATTGAGCTTAGTCATTTTGCTACTCCCTGTAGTAGTGATGTGGCGAGGGCGGCTTGGATGTTCTTATCATCCTTGCCGTCCGCTTTGCCCGATGCCGTCAGGCGCGGTTAAAAAGGAAAATCAATTGCGACTAATTTCCAGCCAAATCCTTGGCGCAGGAAAATCACTTTGGATGCCTTCCCAGACATGCCAGTATTTGTCGTCGTAATCTCGAAGCGATTAAAGTCAACATAACCTCTCTGCACTTTGATCGATTCGTCTTCGCTTGATTGTGCAGTTTCAGAAGCAGTTGCCTCTGTCGGTGTTTTTTGCTGTTCTGGTAAAGGGGTCTTTCCCTTTGTCATCGCTGCAATCGCTTGAGGTGTAACCGTGGCATCAACTACTGGCCCTACCATTGCGATCGCGAAAGCAGCGCCAACATTTGCAAATGGATTGTCTTTGTTGTCTCCCATGGATGACCTCATTCTTTCCACTATTTGTCCACGAACGCTGTCCCTGAGCGCCGGAAAGTCAACGTACTGCGTGAGCGCCACAGGGTCTCCTTCTTCGGCGGCCTTTTGCAATTGGTGTATTGCGTAATAGGGGGAGTAGTAAGTCCATCCTGCAATCAAAAATGCCAGTGTCGCAGCAAGTGTCCACCATATTTTTTTGCTTTTCATCGCGTTCTCCTGGGGCGCCTGACACCGTCAAGCTGCAGTTAATCCGTTTTCAAGTTGGCTGGAATGACCTTGCCACTAGCCTCAATGGCGTCATAGTAGTCGGCGATGCTTTGCATCATTTTTTTGCGTTCATCCAAAAAAGCGCTACGATCGTAAGCCTCGCCGAGCGTATCCGTTGACTTATGTGCTAATTGCCGATTGGGTACTTCGTGGCGATAATTTAACTTCTCTTTGGCAACTCCCATTGCCAGCGATCTAAAGCCGTGCCCAGTCATCTTGCCTTGATATCCCATGCGCCTTAGCGCCATCAGAATTGCTCCATTACTCATGGGCCTTTCGTGGTCACGTTGGTTAGGAAATAGATATTTACAGCGCCCAGTTAATGCGTGCAGTTCGCGCAAGAGCTGCCAGCCTTGACGGGGCAGGCATGTTTGATGATCTACTTTGACTGGCTTAACCTTGCGCTTACCCATCTTCATGCGAGGCCAGGGAATAATCCAAACTTCATTTTCCAGATCGATTTCGCTCCATGGCGTTTCGATCAATTCGCTTGTCCTGACAAATAGCAGCATCATCAAGCGAACCGCAATGCGTGTCGGCTTATATAGTCGCGCCTCATTACTGCTAATTGCCTTTAAAAAGGCTGGCAACTCGTCCGGCGTGATTGCCGCGTAGTTTCCTGGGTTCACCGGAATTAGAACGTCTTTAAGATCGGCGGCCGGATTGCTGTTCTTGATGCCTTGCTGATTTGCATAACTGAAAATACGTGCGCAAAATGCCTTTACGCGATGCGCCACCTCCAATGCGCGTCGGGCTTCAATCTTATGCAGCGCGGCCATCATGTGCCTGTGTTCGATGGTCCCGATAGGCATTGCGCCAATTTCAGGGAAGATATCAACCTCCAGACGCCGCAAAATTTTATCCGCGTGTTTGTCCGACCAAGTCGACCGTCTCTTGGTGTGCCACTCACGCGCTAGCTTTTCGAATGTCTGTGCGGCAGCGTCCTTGCTAAGTCGATATGTTTCCTTCCGGCTTTCGCGCGGATCAGTGCCGGCGCCGAGTAGATCACGATCCTTTTCTCGCTCGATACGAGCCGCCGCGAGGCTCATTGCTGGGTAGTTGCCATATGTCAAGCGATTTTCCTTGCCATTCGCCTGTTTGAATTTCAGGCGCCACAGTTTAGAGCCGGTCGGCATGACCTCCAAATATAGGCCCTTGCCATCGGATAGCTTATAGGGCTTCTCTTTCGGCTTTGCGTTTTTTAGCTGGGGATCTGTTAGCTGAGGAACGGTCTTAGGCATTTTGGGGCATCCTATTCTTATAACAGGGGAGCATGCCCCAAACAGTGCCCCCAAAAACACAAGATGTCAATGGACCTCAAAAAACCTTAAACAACGAAAAACCCGCGTCAGCACTGGGCTAGAGGCGGGTTTCTGGACTTCATTGGACTACTTTAGATGTGTATGTGGTGCCCGAGGCCGGACTTGAACCGGCACACCCTTACGAGCGAGAGATTTTAAGTCTCTTGTGTCTACCGATTTCACCACTCGGGCAATTTTGCTG